GCGTGAGAGATGGCAAGTGACCAGACTTTGTTTAGTAACCTTTGCATAGGCCTCGCTCTAGACACATCCGATTTTGGATATGGGCTTTCCGTCCATACATTAGGCAATGGAACTATAGGATAAACATCTGTATTTAACACAGATTCATATAAAACTATCTCACCTATCGTAGCACATACCTTAACTCTGTTTTGAGGTACCTCTACAATTTGTACAACACCGTTCTCAATCAAATCGGCGCTTTCTTCCATATACCTCTGGATATCGGCCTCGTTAAAGATGTACTCCTGACCAGTAGAGGTATCAAGTACCCTGTAAAATGGTACTTTGGTCTTATAGTACCTTTCTAAAACTTGGTACTTTTGGAACTCAAACTGATCTAGGTATTGAGTTTCAGATGGGGTAAACACCTGCATTGAATTCTTATTTCTTGCACTTGGATAGTCCTCTTCCCTGTATGCAGACAAGTTCTTAATCAGGGGCTTTATCTCTTCACCAGTTTCTGGGTCTTCATCTACCCCAAGTTCGGGATAAAGGGCGACAACTTGCTCGCCTGTTAATATCGTAGACAATATGATGCTCTCGGCATCCGCAAACCAACGATCTCTCGAAGATGGCGGAACATACACCCTAAATGGATTAACATTGGTAAACTTGACATCGCCCCTCCCGAAATCTGCTTCGGTATCAATATACACATAAAGATATCCCAATCCAGAGATGGCGTAGTCGTGTATCGCCTGCTTCATTTGGGCGTCTCCAACAGAAATATCCCACACGAACCCAAGTATAGTCCTCCAGATATTGGATATTTTAACATCAGAGTCTTCCCTTGGCGTAATTGTAAAGGTTGGAGGCCTAGATGTTAATGTCGCTTTTAATTTTTCAACAGCAGGGGAAATCCTGTCCATAGGGACATCTGCCTGGTTCCTGCTTTTTAATTCGTCAGATTCGCTAGCAGTAAAGTGATTCCCAAGATAAAAATCAACATCTTTACGAGCCTCAGAGTCCCAATCGGATCTAGCATCACGCCAGCGACGATATAGGTCCTGATTATATTCAGCCCTTGGATCTAATTCCATTTACTTTCGCATTCCTATAGCCTGTAAAAGCCGATCAATTCCGCTAGGCTTATTCATCTTTTCTCGAAGAGCGTCCATTTGGTCATCGGTCATGATATTTAAGCTGTCCTTACTGACCTCGTATGGGTCAATCGTACCTGCGTCAACTAGAGAGTCGTACGCAGTCCATTCAGTTTTTGGTTTGTAGTTCTGAGCCATCCACTTGTACATATCTGGACCATATTTAATGTATGATTGATATTCATATTGATCCATATCTAGCTGTTCCATTGCTGGCTTGTGATATGTTTGATCCCCTCCTGACATTGGAACTTCCTGCGGTCCAGCCTCTGGAGACGGCATTGGTGGTTGTACGGTTCCACCTTGCTGATATTGAGGAATATATCCTCCTCCCGCATATCCAAACTTTCTCTTCCTCGCCGCTAGGGCTTCCGCTAGATCTAAGCCGCTCTCAAAAGCCTCTTCCATAAACTCTTCAGCTCCCTGTCGAGGACCAAGAGCTCCAGCAATTTCATCTGCGGACTTTCCTTCAAATATATCCAAATCACGCTCTGCCCGCTTTAATCTCCCGTATTCATCAAGAGCCGTCGCCCTTTTAGTAGATCCTTTGTAAGTTCCTTTCCAGTCTATAGGGCCAGCAAACTCTCTAGCTTCGGGAATCTTCTTTTCGAGATCGGCCTTCATGGTTTTTTTAAGAAAGTCTTGAGCTTTTTTACTTAGCTTTGGTAATGCCTTCATCCCCCCCCTTATAGCCTTTCCAGCAACGGGGCCAGCCGCTAACATTAGCCCAGCCTCTGCTGTGCTTTGAGGAGCAAAGAAATCTATTAGGCTAGAAAGGGCTCTTTGTTGCTCCGCTACCCTTTCAGGGTCTTCGTGTCTAGATGGAAACCTGCTCACAAATCTTTCACCCCAAGTTGGAGAGACCTCTCCGCCCTGCTGGTATTCGTCTGCATATCCGCCTTCTTGCATACCGACTGCCTGTTGAATCTGTTGTGCCCGTTGCATTTGTTGAATTGCAGCCGTTGCCATCAATTTCTGCATTTCGTCGCCCTGCTTAGACTTTTCTCCGAATACGGACAAAACATCATTCATTTGTCCTCCATTTTGATAATTCATAACCTGTCCACCTTGTTGGTATTCATTTATAACCCCACCTTCTTGATATCCCATAGGGGATTTAGCGTTCTCTAGCAGTGCTGTATTGCTGAGGCGATCAACATTGTTCAGCATATGTAAATTTTCTGGGCCAATCTGATCCGCAGCGTCTTTTCTAATGACAAACTCGCCTGGTGTGAGCATGGCGGGTACCGTATCTGTGTTTTGCATTATTTCTTCATTTCAAAATGCACCAGATCGTCAAACTTGTTATCTTTGGTATGTGTGTCCATGTCCCAATCTCCACCCCATCTAATTTTAAATCCCATTTTTTTTGCAATCCCTAGAACAAAACCTCCGAAATAGTGCATACGGTCCCTATCTTTCCAATCGATTGGGTATGGAATGACATCGACTGCGATACTTGGAGTCTTATTGTGCTTCCCATTAGGGTATTTTAGCTTGCTATTGCCCTTTCTGTAGGCTTCGTTCTGCTTTTTTTCGCCCCTGTGACCCTCTATTACAGTACAGTCAAAAGACTTCACAACCTCATTAAAAAGCTGCTGAAGGCTCTCATGACAAGTGTCTAGTTTGCGTTTTGACTTCCTTGAGAATCGTGGCATTTTATTATAAACCCATGTAATCTATCAGGAATCCCGATATTACCAAACCTTATTATTAAATTTTTGCACCTGTTATCCAATTATAGGCTTTTACGATAGGTCTAGTCGAATGTTCGTCTATTTCGTCTTCAAATTCATCTACATCCATCTTTTTGCTTTTTGGCGGTCTAGCATAGTAATCTGCATAATAAAGACCATCCATTAAATCGTCGTTTCGTGCTTTGGGATGCTCAAATATTTCATCGATCAATTCGGTCATTTCATCTCTTAAATATAATTTTTTACTGTTTATCATTGGACCAAGCGATGTTTCAAGCCTATCTTGCTTTTTTATACCAGGCGGAGGCTTAACCCCTTTGAATATCCCAGGCATCAGTCTTCTTTCGTTTGCCGACAGCCTTGTGACCATATCCCTGACCATTTCCTGCGCTGCCACCGTTTCAATCGTCACCCTTCTTACTGGGTGGTATTTCTTTGTCATTTCTATTATTTTCATTGGAACATCGAAAGTGGGTATGCGTTCCCTGAAATATTCCAAAACATACCTGTTTTTGTTGGAATCCATCGCCATAACTATGATTACCTGATAATCTGATGTTTCCGAGGCTGTTGCTGCAAGGTCAACGCCGATGTATATGTTTACTGGAATTGCGTGTTTTACATCTGCAAGATAAGAAAACTTCCCTTCAGACTTATATTCATAACTATGTTTCTGCACTCTGTCTATTTTAAACGCTGCTGACCCAGAATCCCTAGCGTCATTCATATATTCCTGTGCAAACTTGTTTACTAGCCCAGCCTCTATAAATTCTTTCTTTTTCTTGGCAAGCTTTACAAGTGGAAACTGTTCGGGCCACATGGGGCTTTCGTCCTCAATTGCCCTTTTAAACACCACATCCCATGAATATTCGGTGCCATTTTCTACGGATTTCTTATATCCGTCATAGGTCATCTGTAAAAAGCTGTCAAAGTGAACAATAGTACCCGCAAGCCATATCCACCCTTCTCTTCCAGGGCTTTCCTCCAGAGCTGGATACACTGTTGAAACCACCCACTTTTTGATCTCGGATCTTCTTTCGGGGGTTTTTGTGTTTAATTCAGACTCAAAGTCGTCTAAAATGATGCCAGTGTACCTGACATCCACTTCCGCACGACCCCTCAGCCTCTGGTTGGTACCCTTTGCAATTATCCGATCCCCTCTTGCGGTCACCAGATCCTTCTCTGTCCACCGCTTTCCTGCCAGTCCACCGTCAAAATTGCCAAAATAGTACTTGATCATCTTATTATCTTCAAAGTGCTGCCTGACATACTTGATATGATCAATAGCTTGGCCCTGTTCCTCCGATATCCAGGCAAAAAAGTGCTGCTCTTCTTCTTTGGCGAAGCAAAGCTTGTGCACTATTGCGGCTTTAGACAGTATTGATTTACCGAACCCCCTTGGTAGGATGATGCATATCCGTTTCCCTGGCTTGGTGGCGATGAGTTTTTTTGATACATCGTAATGAAAATTGGGGGATTCGCTTTTATTTAAAAAATCTTTTGGTAAGAAGGCCTTTCCAAAGAAAACTAGGTCGTTATATGAGTTTTTTAATACCTCATCACGCTCGGCCATAACTGATGGGGGCGGTATAATATTGAACTCATCATTCTTCATATATGCTTCTTGTCAGTATAACTCCAATAATAGCGCAACATACGACGACAACAGGTATTCCAGATGGCGAGTCCTTCAAGCCCCACGCAACAAAAGCGCACAAAACCAGCTTTAAGACTCCAATAATGTAATCCCACTTAGTTTTTTCTTGCGGGTTTCCGACCACGCCTTACCTCTTTTTTTCCAGCTTGCTTGTATAACATAGTTAATTTTTCCCCATTGTTGTCTGTCTGGATATTTCCAGTATAATCTTTCGTTTAAGGGCACAAGCACTTTGGACAAACCACCCTTTCCTTGCCATATGTGGGGAAATCTTGATAATAAGTAACCAAGCCCAGATCAGCGTGATCTTTATAATATTTAGTGTCGTAACAAGAATCGCAAACAGGACAAACTTTAATTGTTCTATCGGTGACTTTTCCATCCCATGTTGACGAATCCTTGCCCTCTATCCGTGACTGGTCATCAATGACCGCTTCCAATATTGTTTTTCTCTTCAAGTGCTGGCCTTGTAAACGCTTCCAATTCTTGTTTAGTAAAACCGTGTACTTCTTTCTGGAACAGGCCAATCGTCTGACTTCTTTCTTTCGGCATCATCCCACGAAGTTCTGCGGCGAGTTTAATATAATTGAATTTTACAGATCCTTTTTCAGACTTAATGCTGTCATGCATCTCTTCGAGCAGCATAGTTTCCGTAAGATTCAGTTTATCCATTTTATCTGCGAGTTTCTCGTTAACCACTTTTTTTATCCTTTTTTGTTTTAAAAGCCATCTGGACCTTTTTTTAGCATATTCATAGTTATCCGCCTTGAACAGGTGCATATATGCCACTTCTTTGGGCACATGACCAAATATCAGGTTTATGAACATCAGTTCCATCTCGCTGGGGATGTCCCTGTCACTAGAATCCCATGGGTCCTTGGCTGTGAATGTATATATTGATTTATGCGGTTTACCTGAAATGGGGTTCTTTCCGTTGTATGGTCTGAATTGACCAAGGGTTGTGCGTATATAGGTCGAATTCTTTCCAATTGTTCCCCGTTTGAGCACCTGGCTCATCACCCCATTGCGAGCCTCTACCCAATCCCCCTCCTGTGCGGCCTCCGCATCCGAAATTTTTGCATTTTTATGGCGTTTTAGCAGTTCTGCCTTATTTTTGTAGACATAATGGGTTTTTCCCTTAATCTTCCTATGGAATACGGGGTCAGCGCACCCAACCTCATGATCATTGTAATGATCCAACTCTATATCCCCCCGACTAACCCCTGTTTCCATCTACCTCGTCTCCCCATACAAA